GAGAGGGGAAGAAAAGCGTGGATACAAGGTAATGTTATTTCTTATAGCAAACCAACTTATCAATCAGCGTTTTTTGAGGCAGAGGAAGTGGTTATCCTCGCCTCTCTAGACACTAACCCTAAAAATATATGAACAAACAATACATAATAGAAAAAACTTATAATGGATTCATTATAAAATTTGACCACATAAAACTTGCTTACCAATCCCAAAACATTCGTATCGCAAATACATTGGTCGAAGTTGTAAGAATAATAAAAAATGACTTACAAAAACAAGAGATAAAACTTGAAATAGGAGAACAAGTGAAACTTAGGGAGGGGGATGTTTTTCCTTCAGTAGAAGGAGTTGACGACAAAGATGTTGAATTCAAAGCAAAATAAAAAGATGAGCCATAGACCTATGACACATCTTTTCAGATTATTATAGCATATAACCTCTCCTCCCAAGACACTAACCCTAAAGAATAAAGATATATGAATAAATGCCAAATATGTAAAAAAATGTTCAGTGATAGTGATACTTACGAATATCGTGGTGTTATGTCTTGCTCGCCCCATTTTGAAGAATTACAAGGTAAACGAGATTATCAACGCCAAGAAGTAATAGAAGAAAACGAACGCCAGACAGCACCATTCAAAGGATTGAGTTTGGGCGATAATGTTATAGGTCGAGCAAATAGACAAATCTTAAAAGGAAGTATTGAAATTGCCAAGAAAGAAACAATGAGAACGAAACTTTATGAGCAAGGCATTTTGTAGCCCTCTCTTCCCTAGACAAACCATTAACAAAATAATATGAAAAAAATAAAAACAACAGAAAAATACACAGACAAAAATGATGCCTACTAAGACGCCATGCGAGTCCATGCTGGACTGCTGGTTTAGTTATCCACTCCAAGAATTGACAAGGGTTAATAAGAGAGTAAAATGTAGATATGACAAAAAAAAGCAAAGAAGAATTCCAAGCAAGCAAGTTCCGACCAATCGTTCAGATCGTGGCGAGACTAGTGCAGAAACACCCGGACATGGCAGACAACATGGACTACCTATGGACGAACATTCTACAGCTTATACCGGAGTTAAAAGACCGCACGCACTGCGCCAATTGCGGAGAGAGCATGGCAATATACCGATACAGAGTAACATACCTAGACGCCAAGCTCCTCTGCGCAATGGCAGAAGTAATAAGCAGACGCATGCATAAGGGTATGAGCTTCACTGACGCAAACAAGGTACACTTACAAACAGAGATCAAAGACTTCACACTCGGAGCGAGAGGTAACATCAGCTCCAAGCTGGGATTGATCGCCAAAGTTATGAAGAAAAACGGAGACAAAGATACCACACACGACAGGAAATCATGGTGGTCAATCACTCGCAGGGGGTTCAATTTTCTAAAAGGAGAAGCAGTGCCGCGCACAGTTAAGGTTTTTCACAACAAAATCCAAGAACACTTCGAAGAAACAATCACCATAAAACAAGTGTACGTAAATAAGGGCAAGGCAGAGACGGACTCCCTCGAAGCGATTGCTGGAGTATTTATAGACTCCTACGAAAGGCCTAGACTCCTCGGATAGCACAGGTTATCCACATAAAACATCCTTGTTGACCTTTGCAAACTCTTGTGAGTAAGAGTAGACTAAGTGCAGGAATTTATTAAAACTTTTATAGAAATTTATTATGCCCGAAGACAACCTAGAAATCAGAGACCTACGCCACCAAGAATGGCTATGGACAAGCAAAGAGCTACTTTTTCATGGATCAGTGGACGAGAAAATGTACAAGGTTTATTCCGGTCTCGCAGCATACGCAAATAACCACACACAAAAAGCATTCCCATCCATCGCCACCCTGATGGAAAGATTACACATGGGACGCAATACAGTCATACGAGCTCTCCAAAATTTAGAAAAGGAGGGTTTTATTTCTGTGGAAAGAGAGCCGGGAGCAAACAACATTTATTCTTTACTTGAAATTAGACGAGTAAAAAAAGAAACTACCAGCACACTTGCTGACATACAAATTATAGTACCGTCTCAAAACACAAAACTATTCTTCGGGGGAGTGCAGGACTTGAGAAGCAAAACGGAAAGCGAGAATGGAAAGAGAGTCGCATCATTTCTTTTGTCACTCACAGTGAAGTACCCTAATGCACCAAAAGGACTGATATGGGGAGAGGTGCAGAAGTTTGAAAGATACTGGACAGAGCAGAACGGCACCGGCACTAGGGAGCGATGGCAGATGGAAAAAACATTCCAAATAGATCGACGACTCGTCACATGGTTTACTAAAAAACAGCATTTCAAAACAACAGTCGGAACTGCTGGTAAAGGTAACAAAATAATAGTATGAGGCAAGAACGACGGTATAAAATATATTGCATGAATAATAAGAACTATGACATCGACGAGGAGGACTTACAGAAGCTCAAAGCAAACTCGGAAAAGATGCTCGTACAGCTAAAGCAAATCATAGTGCATCCGTCGAGCGTGATAGTAATAGAGCCATACTTCAAGGACTGGTATCAACTCGCAATAAAAAATAAAGAAAATAACACATACTATCTCGGAGAGCCAAAGCCACCAGCAGAGATAAAAGACTTATTTGACAACACCGTGCTCAAACTAACAGGGAAAAAATAACATGAAAAACTACGGACTAAAAATAACAGGGACAAGAATACAGGAGACAAAGGACGGCAAGAAAATGACGATCGTTGAAACCATGACAGCGGACAGGCCACGCCTATGTAAGCAATGTGGAAAGTATCCACGCAATCAAGGATCAAGCCGGTGCGAGGGATGTGTCCGAGACTATCGTAAACAAGAGTTCGAAAGTAACCGTCTTCGGAAAAAGGTCGAGGAGGCGACAAAGATTAAAAATTAATTGTATAATATAAATGTATGGCAAAAATTAAAACTAAAGCAACCATCGTGAAAATTGTACAAGCGTCAGGCAAAGCAGAAGCCCAAGCACTCGTAACATTTCCAGTCTCACTAGCATCCGAAATGCTAGTAGGAGCAGTCAGCATCGAGGTAGAGACATTGCAGTCGGCAATGTTTAAAGAAGTAAAAAGTAAAAAGTAAAATGGGTATATTTATAACGGACAATGGTGCTCCTGATGCAGACGTTAGAGAGGACAAAAACAATAGGACTCCGGACACCGAAGACGTGTCAGGAGATATGGACTTAAACGTACAGAGATAAATTAAAAATTAATTAATATAAAAATTATGGACGACAATAAAGTAAGTGCGATGCCACCTTTAAAGGAGCTAATTGAAACAAACCTAGAGCCAAAACAGTGGCTCATTTATTACCGTAACGTTTGGAAACGAAACCTCATAGCTCGAACGATCGATATGCAAAGTGATACAACACGCAAGGAGGCGAATCCTGAAGACCAAGTTATCATGGACGACGGCTCACAGAGACCAACGACTGTCAAGGAACGTCTAGAGTCAAGAAAAATACTTATTCAAGACGCACTAGAGATCCTTTCTTCAATTGAAAAATTACTAGAAGTATGCGAAAAACAAAAAGGAGAATTTGAAAAAACATACTGGAGTGACGAAGCTATGAAAGTAGCAGAAGACATGATACCGAAAAAAGAAGAAAATAAAGAAGTAGAAGCAAAACCTGAAGCAGGAGACGAAGCTAAAGTATAAAAGCTATGGAAACAAACCTAACGGTCGAGCAAGTACCAATCGAAGAACTAAAGCCAGCTGACTACAATCCACGCAAGTGGACAGACAGCGCGAGAAAGGGACTCACTGAGTCGCTAGATCAATTCGGTTTTATACAACCGATAGTCGCCAACAGCTCACCGGCCCGAAAGGGAATAATTATAGGAGGCAACTTCAAACTAGACATCGCCAAGAAAAAGGGGATGAAGACCGTACCGGTGGTATGGGTAAACATCCCGGACATCGCAAAAGAAAAAGAGCTCAACCTCCGCCTGAATAAAAATCAGGGAGAATTTGATAACGAACTGCTCTCAGAATTTGACGAAGAACTGCTCCGAAAAGTGGGGTGGGAAAGTAAAGAACTTGACAAGATCTTTAATGAAGACGGAGAGGACGACTTTGACGGAGACAAGGAGGCAGGAGCGATAGTAACGCCTGTGTCGAAGCAGGGCGAGCTGTACGAGCTGGGGAGGCATAGACTGATGTGTGGGGACAGCTCAAACCCTGACGACGTAAAGAAGCTCACGGGGGGGGGTATGGCAGATATGGTCTTCACGGATCCACCTTATAATGTCAACTACTCCGGACGAGGAAAGAACACCAGTAACAAAATCAAAAACGACAATATGGACGAGGAGAACTTTCGAGTAATGCTCTTAGCGTGGTTTAAAAATTATCACACATACCTAAAAGAGAATGGCGCACTTTATACTTGCTACGCATCAAGAACACATCGAGAGTTTGAAGATGCACTCAATGATGCCGGATTTGACGTACGTAACCAAATCATATGGGTCAAGAAAGTGGCGAGCATGGGATGGGGCGACTACCGATGGAAACATGAGCCGATACTTTACTGTCACAAAAAAGACGCAAAGCTGAATTTTTACGGAGACCGGAAGCAATACACCGAGTGGTCAGAAGAAATGAGTGACGAAGAACTCCTGAAGATGGTCAAGAAAAACATCACCAAAGAGGAGGAGGGCGACTCAACTGTGTGGCGCCTGCACCGCGAACAGAAATATGATCACCCAACTCAAAAGCCAATCAAGCTGGTGACAATAGCAATACGGAACTCTAGTAAGCGAGACGACGTGATACTAGATTTGTTCGGTGGAAGTGGGTCGACTTTAATCGCAGCAGATCAGATAACGCGGACGGCATGGCTCATGGAACTGGATCCAAGATACGTGGACGTTATAATTAAACGCTGGGAAAAAGCAACCGGTGAAAAAGCAAAAAAACTTAATTAAAATATAACATAGAGAATCAGAGCCACTTGGCTCTTTCTCTCTTCCAAAATGATTAACACCATAACCCTACAAGGGATAGTGCCAAGCAAAAAGAATAGCAAGCGCCGTATCCAACGAGGACATCATATTTTTATGGTGCCAAGCCAAGCACATGAAGACTGGCATGCAGACCAACTGAAGACTCTTCCGATATGGTGGCCACAAAAGAACATGCTGACAGGAGTGAGTCAAGTGGAGCTCGTGTTTTATGCCGGAGATAAACGCAAAGCAGATCTCTCAAACAAAGCAGAGAGCGTGATGGACTTACTCGTAGACACCGGAGTGATTGAAGACGATAACTGGTTTGTGATCCCGGAGCTTTTACTAAAGCTTGGAGGGGTGGATAAAGACAATCCACGATGTTTAATAAAAATACTGACATGAAATTAATGAACTGGGAAAACCTAAGGAAAATGCTCTGTCCATACTGCGACAAGGAGCTCACAAAGGACATCGAGGTCAGGTGTACTGAGTGCTTCTTCCACATCGATGAGGTACGCTTTAAATCGATTATAGAAAACCGAGGATTCCCAGACAGACCAAAGATAAAAATGAGATGGCAAAACCTAAAGGATGACAGATGCCCAATAGACGCAAACTTCTTACAACAAAACACGGAGGGAAAGGTTAAGGTGCTGAAATGCTCCAAGGATGACTGCGCTTTTAAAATTAAAGACGATCGTCTACAAGAAATACTCAAAGACGAAAAGCATTCGGCAAATATATTCTATAAACCACATGACACTAGAACATAATAAAAATGATATACGTTGCATGGTCTGCCGGAGCGAATTCGTTGCAACCGTGGTGAGGCAAGCAAACGAGCCAACGTGCCCGAATTGTAAAACTAATATCAGCCCGATGCACATAGTCAACGACGGCTACATTAAATTAAACTGGGAGGAGATTCGGCTAGTGGCGATTTATGCACAGAGGTGGGCGAATGGGTTCGATACAAGCAACACTTTCAACCTAGAGTATACGAGGGCGCTCCGGAACGTGATAACACAGATTCAGCAGTATATGCCGAGAGGGGCCAACACACTGGATTCAACCGAAGAACTACCAAAGGACAAAGCCGGCAACTTAACCAAGCCAATAAAATCACCATACTACAAATGAAAATAATAAACGAAAAACCACCTATATTTAAAGAGGCACACAAGCACTTCGACATAGACGACAGCGCTACGATTTACACATGGGGAGACACAATCTACAACCCTGCTGGTATAGCTCTGCCACAGGAACTGATAGAACATGAGATCGTACACGCACATCAGCAGGAAGCAGTCGGTGGGCCGGAAGTATGGTGGAGGAGATACTTCGATGATCCAGTATTCAGGGTAAACCAAGAAGCCGAAGCCTATCGTCGACAATATGCTTATTACTGCACCTTACAAAAAGACCGCAACGTAAGAAATAAATACCTCTGGGAAATTGCCAGTTTTCTAGTAAGCCCAATGTACAAAGTGAACATGAGTCACAGTGACGCTATGCAAGCCATTAAAGCTAACGTGAAATAAGCAAAAACTAGGCATAAGAGAGGGGAGGGGAGAGAGGTTCAAGTGCATAGCGTATGCACATGGAGGCGAAATGAGGTACGATAACAAAGAAAGCTAAGAATCGTAAAGAGTTTATAAGAAATGCAATGACAACACAAACTAACAAACATCTGCATAAGGGCGTAGTTCGTTTCGTAGAATACGAAGAGTTTATTTTATGGTACGCAACACCATTCAAAGTCAAAGAAAAAATGGGCTTGGAGACACAGAAGTCATTCGCAGAATTCTACAAGCTCAATCAACACACACTCTCAGTATGGAAAGAACGTCCGGAGTTTGAAGTAAGAGTGCGCCATTTTAGAAAAAAGTGGGCATTTGAAAAAACAATGGATGTAATACAGGGAATGTATCACTCAGCAGTCAAAGGGAATCCCCTGTCGCAGAAACTATGGATGCAGGTGTTTGAAGACTTCTCAGAAAAATCGGAAACGACAGAAATAAAAAAGGTCGAAGTCGGAGTAAACGATATTCGTTTTCTCATCGACGCATTACCAGAGCCAATGAAAACAAAACACTATGATAACCTTAGAGAACTCCTCGACGATGCCAGCGCGATTCGAAACGCTAGACTCGTTGAAAGCAATCGTTGGGACGAGAGACCTACGGAAACAATACCTAACGAAACCGATCAAGATGCATATAGCATTTCCAGCGATGGAGCCAATGCAATGGCCGGACGTCATACGGAACGCGTATGCGAAAATTTGGAGTGGAGAGTATCCGAGAATAATAATCAAAGCACCGCGAGGAGGAGGGAAAAGTAAACTACTGGGAACGGTGGGCTTTGACCTGTGGTATTTAAAAAAATATAAAGTAGTAAACATGGCAGGTAGTGCGGTGCAGGCGACGATCGTGTACAACTATTTCAAAAGCTACTGCGACATAGACTCGTCAGTTATGTCAAGTGTAGCTGGAAAACTGAAAGCCATAGAAACTGCTGGAGTAGACGGTAACTATTTCTCCAGTGTAAACGCATCAACCAAGCAAGTCCGTGGAAAGCACCCGGACGCTTTAATAAGCGACGAGACATGCGAGACCGCAGACGAACTCATACACGCAGCACTTCCGATGGTGGACTCAAGCCAACACCCTCTAGTAGTTATGGCGAGTACGTTCCATAAAATATACGGTATCTTTCAAGAAACGTGGGACAACGCAGACGAGCGAGGATACCTACGACTACAGTGGGACATCTTTGACGTATGCAAACCATTCCCAAAAACATTCTGGGAGCAACCGGAGATTGCACGCATAAGTGGGATAGATAAACTCAAGAAGCACGCCAAAGGACGCACCGGAGATACTCACGGATGGGTGCCGATTGAAAACGTGATACAAGCGTGGAAAGAAAAACCAACCGAGGACTGGTTTGAAGTGGAGTATCTCGGAAGTAGGCCGTCAGCAGCCGGGCTTGTTTTAAAACCTGAAGATATTGACAGGTCGCTATTTGATTCACAGATAGATAAAAGGTATAATTATATTAAGGGCGCAACAGACGTTCTCGGAATTGACTGGGGATTTTCTTCTATGACATCCGTTGTAGAATTAATGAAACACAAAGACGAGGTAATAGTTATGCTCGAAAATAAAAACTTTCACCAAACACCCAGCGAAGAAATAATCAGGTACGTTGTGGAAAAAGTGAGAGCGCGAGGTATCCGTTTTATATACGCAGACAGTGCTGGAAAATTTGAAAACAACGCACTGCAAAACGCTCTCGCAAAAGAGAAGCTGGGATGCACCGTAGTAGAGGTAGTTTTTTCAAAAGAGAAAGAGGGAATGTTAGGAAATTTTAGAGCTCACTTCGAACAGAGTAAAATAAAAATACCGCGCAAGGTTTGGAGAATAGACGAAGACGGAGCAGGCACGTGGGTAGAGAATCTAGAATGTTACTGGCAGTATAAACGATATCGGTACCAAGATGGAACGGACAAACCAGTAAAGAAAGACGACCACATACCGGATGCTACAATGTGTGCCCTCCAACACTTCAAGCTCGGACAATTTGCAAGATCAATACCACAGCGAGAAACAACCATTGTGAAAAAACAAATCGACAAAGAAAAAGATAGAGGGATAATAAAACCAATCACTGCGGGTCTCTTAAAAAAACAATTTTAGAATAAAAATAAACATGGTAAAAATACTAGGCATCGAAATAGTAAGATCACAAAAAAACAAGGAGGTCGTAACCGTGCCAAATAAAGACCTTCAAACAAAACCAAGCATACCACTAAAGCGAGCATACCCACGTGCAGAACTTGGAGACTCTGGAACACGTGCGACAAAAGGAAACATCGCAGAGGAATACAACCCAAACCTTCAAGGAGTAGCGGCAATAAAAATATACGATGAGATGCGAAAGGGAGACGGAACAGTACGTGCAGCAATGCTTGTCACTTCCCTACCGATCCGTAGAGCTAAATGGTTTGTAAACCCAGCAACGCAAGAAAAGCAGGATGTAGAGATTGCGGAATTTTTAGAACATGCACTCTTTGACTGGATAGATAACTCATGGGACGACATCGTCCGTGAGGCACTTCTCATGCTACCGTTTGGAGTTATGCTATTTGAAAAAGTGTACGGAGTAAAAGACCACGATGGAAAAACATACGTGACGCTACAAAAACTCGCACCAAGACTACCGAAATCAATTCAAGCATGGGAACTCAGTGACGGAACATTCGGAATCCAGCAAATCACGCAGACAGGTGGAATGGCAGAAATACCCGGAAGCAAACTCTTGATTTTTGTAAACGAAAAAGAGGGAGGCAACTGGTGGGGTACGTCAATGCTAAGAGCGGCATACAAGCACTGGTATCATAAAAACAATTTTTATAAAATAGACGCAGTCGCATTCGAACGTCAAGGACTCGGTGTGCCAATGATTAAAATGCCTATGGGCTACACAGAGACCGACGAGCAAAAGGCAATCACCGCAGCAAGTAATTTACGTGCAAACGAAAGTGGATATTTAATACTTCCTCCCGGATACGAGGCAGAGTTTATGAATATGGGAGCAGGGACAACACGTGACCCTGAGCGATCAATCAATCACCACAATAAAGAAATTTTACAAAGCGTCCTAGCGCAATTTTTAGAACTCGGACAAACACAGTCCGGAGGTGGAAGCCGTGCTTTGTCAGAAGATCAAACAGATCTTTTTTTGAAAGCGATGGAATCAATCGCAAACAGTATCGTAACTGTAATAAATAAAGATCTTATCCCGGAACTTGTTGACATGAACTTTGACAACATAGAAGTGTATCCAAAGCTAGACTACTCCAGTATAAGCCGAGTAGACATAACTGCCCTTGGAAACGCATTCAGTCAACTTGTAACAGCAAAAGGAATAACTCCGACAATGAAAGACGAGATATACCTGCGTGCGTTGCTTGGACTGCCGGACGTTACTGAAGAAGAAATCGATACAGAACTAGACCACATAGACATAGACGATCCTATAGGGGCCAATGCAGAAAAAAAAGACGGAACACTTGAAAAGAAAGTAGAAGACGGTAAAGAAGAAGATCCAAGCAAAGAAGAAAAGAAAGTAGTGGATGATGCCGTAGACGAGAAAGGAAATAAAAAAAAAATTGAAGCGCATGATTACGTAAAACAGGAGCGTAAATTTGACGATGGGAAAGGATTTATAAGCTGGAGAAAACTCACATTCACTGAAGAAAAAGTATCATTCAAAAACATTGAAGACAAAATGAATGCGTTGCAGGAAAAATTCGAAAAAGAAGCAACTGAATTATTGAATACCGCTAAGGATGCATTCGTAGCCAAACTACAGAAAGCACTTGAAGACGACGACAAGAAAGCTGTGGTAGCTTTAGAAATTAAATTTGTATCCGAATACAAAAAACTTTTAAAAGATTTCATGAAGCAGGCATACGAATACGGAAAGAGCAACGCATCCACAGAGATGGAAGTAGGCACTCCACCAAACAGCGCCGACACATTGGCGAGCATAGACCTCCTAGCAGATGCAATAGCATGGAGGGCAGCAGTCGAGCTAGAGAGCAAGGCGAAGATAAGCGCAGTAAATGGACTCAAAAAACTATCAGCAAAACCGAAGACTGAAAAATACACCAGCTTGATTCAGGTGATAGGGGCCATAGACATCCTGTTAGAGAATGCCGTAGGGAAAGCCGTAGGTGCAGCCACTGGGCTGATAATAAACCAAGCTATCAACATGGGACGCAAAGACGTCTTTGACCGTAACGAAAGTAAAATCTATGCACTCCAGCGAAGCGAGATCCTAGACTCAGACACGTGCGATTTCTGCCTATCAATGGACGGACGCATCGTAGACCTAAAAGACAGCTGGGCAAGTGAGGATAGCTTCCATAGCAACTGCCGTGGCATATGGGTAGAGATACTACAGGAGGAGCCGGATAAACCGGACATAGATGGAGTACCGGACAACGTGAGCGATTACTACGGAGGAGAGCCGAACGCACTAATACAACCACCGAAGCCGATCGTACGAACAGACTCACCGGCAAGCGACGAAGTCGAGCGACGTAAAGAGGAGAAGAAAAAGAGATAGTGGTTATACACACCCCTGACTTGTTAACAGAATAGTAAATGTTGTGTTATAATTAAAGTATACTAAGCGATGAATAAAAAAACATTTAAACAATCAAAAACAAATGATAAGTTCCGTGGAGTATTTCCTTTTGAATTTGACGATAAGGGTGACGACTCACCGGCAATCCCGGAGAAGATTCACCTTGTACCAATCGGACAGTGGGAGCATGACCTTTACGGCCCGATAATTATAAACAACGCAGACATTAGAGAATTTATACAAAACTTTAATGCAGGTGTACGCAAGGGAGTATTCATAACGGCAGGGCATGAGGGGTTTGAAGAACTCCCAGCAGTCGGATGGATCAAAGAGGTCGAGTCCCGCGATAACGGACTATGGGGAGAAGTAGAATGGAACAATCGAGGATTGACATCACTACAAGAGAAAGAGTTTAAGTTTTTCTCACCAGAAATGTGTCGTGACTACGAGGATCCGGAAAGCCATGAGTATTATAGAAACGTGTTGACAGGAGGAGCGCTCACGAAGTCACCGTACTTCAAAGAGTTACAAGCAATAGTGTTCTCGGATAAAAACATTAAAAGTAATTTAAATAAAAAAGAAACCATGACAAAAACATTAGAAGAAGTACTGGCATTAGAAGTAGACGTATTGACCGACGAAGACAAGGCGGTCTTGGAAGAAAACAAGGCGACGCTCACTGACGAGCAACGCACAAAGTTCGGCATCACTGTCGAAGCACCAGCAGAAACTGAAAAAGAAAAAACTGCACGTGAAGTGAAAGAAAAAGAAGACGCTAACGTAGTAGCTGGATTAAACGCAGACGGATCAGCGAAGTCCACAGAAACACAAGAACACTCAGAAAAGAAAATGGTGACAATCAACGCTAGCGAACTAGCAATCCTACGTGCGAAAGCAGACGAGGGAGCGCAGGCATTCGCAGAGCTTGAAAGGAAAAACGTGGACGGCATCACTGCTAATCTCGTATTTAGTGAAAGCAATAAAGCTGGTAAGTTTCTACCAAAGAGCAAGGACAACCTCCGTGCCTTTATTGAGAAATTGAGTAAGGAGCAAAGAACTTCTTTCTCAGCGATTACCAGTCAATTGCCGTCGCTTGTAGCATTTAAAGAGGTGGGAGTAAGTCACACCGCAACTGAGGGAACTGCTCAAGCTGAAGTCGAAGCAAAGATCGCAGCGAAAATCACTGCTAACCCTAAAATGAGATACTCAGAAGCTCTGAAAGAAGTCATGAGTGAAAACCAAGGGCTAGAACAGAGATACGATGAGGAGCTTCCAACAGTAAAAGGTAAGAATTAATAACTTATAATTATAAAAATAACCTAAAAGAAAAACCATGACTAAATTTGTAAAAGATTTTGAATTCACTTTACCATGTGGTGCGACGTCCCTAGCGACAAAACAATACTTCATAGTAAAGCAACACACAGACGGCACAGTGATTCTCGCCGCCGCCGCAACTGATAAAATTATTGGAGTTGTTAGGAATAAACCAGCAGTAGGACAGGGAGCGCTCGTGCAATTCCTTGGTACAGCGAAAGTAATCGCAGGTGGAGCTGTCTCCGTTGGAGCATGGGTGACATCAGACAATGCAGGTAAGGCAGTCGCAACAACAACCAATAGAGACGTTGTGATTGGAAAGTACATCGGTACAGCATCAGCAGCGAGTGGAGACATTATAGAAGTCCAGCTCGGAATCTTTACATTGTCAGTCGCTTAGTCCCAGTCGAACTATTAAAATAATTAACCTAAAAATAAAAAATCATGTTAGTACAACAAGACGTAGTTATAGACCCAGCTCTTTCGAACGTATCAGTTAAATACACCAACGGTGCGTTCATTGCAGACTCAGTGTTCCCAGTAGTAAAAGTAAGTAAGCAAACCGGCAAGTATTACATTTATGATAAGAGTAATCTTAAAATAGATGCGAGCTTGCGTGCAGCCGGCTCTCCGTCAAACGAAGTGGACTTCGGGCTTTCAACTGCTAGTTTCATAACAGACGACCACGCACTCAAGGGCTTCGTTGCAGACGAAATTCAAGACCAAGCAGAGGCGTCTCTTAATCCAATAGTAGACGAAACAGAAATGCTAACCGAAAAGCTTCAGCTTGACCGTGAGCAAAACCTTGCAACGATCCTAACCGACACAGGGCTAGTAACACAGAACACAACCCTATCCGGAACATCACAATGGAGTGACTACAATAACTCCGATCCAATTGGGGACATCCGAAAAGCACGCTCAGACATTCAGTCAGCAACATTTAATAAGCCAAACACATTAATACTCGGACAGCAAGTATTTGACGTGCTCGTAGACCATCCGGATATTATCGACCGCGTGAAGTACTCAGCACTCGGAGTGATAACAGCAGACCTTTTGGCCCGTGTATTCCAGCTTGAAAAAGTACTTATCGGAGAGGCAGGAAAGAACACTGCTGTTGACGGTCAGACAGACAGCTTGTCATACGTATGGGGTAAACACGCAGTCATAGCTTACGTAGCTCCAAAGATGGGTATCAAAACTCTTACCGCAGGACTTACATTCGTATACGGAACTCGAACAGTAAAACGCTGGAGGGACGAAGACCGAGAGGGTACATACGTGCGCGTAGGTGGAGACAACTACATTCAGAAAATTGTAGCAGTAGGTGCTCTGTACCTTGTCAAAAACGCAGTAGCTTAATAAAATAATAACATCGCTCGCAGAAATGCAGGGCGGAACTCGAAGCTCCGCCCATAGCGAATAATAAAAATCATGACAATTCAACGATCAAACCAAGCACAACTAGCACCTCAATACCGAGTAAAGAGAGGAGGCGTCACATTTGCAAGTGGAAACTCTGTAAGGTATCTGGCGCAGGCACTCTTTGATCCATCAGCAGACTCTACAAAGAGACCAACAGCGACATATGGATTGGGGGTCTATTTGCCAGTAGGAGCAATTATAACCAACTCATGGTGGGATGTTATAACTACATTCACAACCGCAGGTGCAGATGCAGGTACAATCGCAATTCAAGCACAGGCGGCAAATGACATCGTATCAGCAATCGCAGTATCCGCAGCAGGAGACGTATGGGACGCAGGTATCCGCGGAGGTCTGCACGGAAGCTCTGCAATGGCAACTGTAGCAGGAGACACGACAGTCCTAGATGCAGCGCGAAAGGCATTGTCATACTTGAAACTAACAGCAGAAAGAGAAATCTCAGTAGTAGTAGGGGGTCAAGCATTGACTGCCGGGAAAATGATAGTATTCGTCGAATACGTAATCAGCTCCACAGCTTAATAACAATTAATTCAAAATAAAAACAATGACAACATTCTTTCTAGTAAAATCAAACATAAAGCACAATGGAATCGTCTACCAAAAGGACACAATCATAGAGGGGGTAGAATTTGAATTCGGATCTCTAGTCACTGACGGATTACTCCGAGTGATACCGGCGGTAGACTCACTAGCAAAAGCCCAAGAAGTAATTGCTGACGAGAAAGAAATCGTAGGCGATGAGCCAGCAGAGAAAGAGCCGGAGAACACGTGGGGGCCAAAGAAAGACGAAGACGCTGTTGCGGAAGATGGAGACGGCCTTAATACACTAAATAAAAAGGAATTGCTGAATATCGCAAAGAAAGAAAAAGTGGAGGAGGTAAAGGAGACCACCAATAAAGTAGACATCATAAAAGCGATCAGAGCAAAGCGTCTAGCTGACGCAGAGCCAGTAGAAAATAACACAGACGCACCTGTCGACGCGCCTGAAGACAGTAAACTAAAAAAGGAAAGTACCGGAGACGGAGCTGACCTTTAAACATAAACCACAATGGCATCGAATCTTAAACAAATCCTTAGAGCATCGGCAGCACTCGCTACGCCTACCACAGAGTACGGCACCAGCTACGAGGACTTGCGAAAGTCCGGAACAGCAACCGCGTCAACCGCAAACAAGCTAACATCCTCCGCTGGAGCATTTACTACAGCCGGAGAGAACGGCTTGATCGCTGTCGGTGACATTATAAAAAATACAACTACAGGTAAATTTGCCTTAGTAACCGGCATAGATAGCGCTACAGAGTTGTCTATTAGCGTGGATATTTTCTTAGATACAAACACATATAGCATCTACACTAACCACGGATTAAAAATAAATGACACCTTTGACCTCGCGCTGGCAGTGCTGAACGTAACCGCAGCGGCAACAGACGTAGGCGACACCTTAGACGTGTACCTAGACACATCATTCGACGGAGGGGTATCATTTATAAACATCGGACACTTTACTCAAGTGCTCGGTAACGGAGGAGTCAAGAAATTTATAATGAGCTTCAAGGCAACACCTATCACTACAGCTAACTCCGTAGTGTTTACAGCAGATCAAGCGGCATCCGCAGCACTCCAAATAGGATTCGGAGACAGATTCCGATTCCGCACAGTGACCGTAGACGCAGATGGAGACGCAACATTCACCTACTCATTGGATTTATTCCTAAAGAAAACATCTAGATAAAATGATTGAATACAAAGCAAAAATCAAAGGAATAGAGAAAGTCAGACATCAGGCAACTGGAACTGACTTCTTGGATGTTACAGTGGACGTGATAACAATCACGGAGAAGGGTGAAGAAGTAGTCAGTACCCAAAAGCATGCACTCGATCCAGTAATAACTAAAGACGAACTAGTGGAGGTAGTGGAGAAGATCCGCGCTGGGTGGCAATTAGAGCAAGAACAAAAAGAAGCGAACAAGGAAGACAATGCTATCAACGAAAACGTCTACGCTTTACAAAAAGAGTTAATTGACGCCGAAGTGGTCAACGGAGAGGTGACAAAATAAAAAACACATGAATAAAGTAGAAAATTTAAAAAAGAAAACATCAGGTTCTAAGGTGGGACTGACAGAAAACGTCATGTACCGTCTTATAGATAAAGACGGAAAGCTAAAGTCAATGTTCCAGCTGAACTCATTCGGACGTTCAATTATGGAAAAAGCTCGTGAGGGTTTTAGTCCATATGACAAGAATGGAAACGTAAAGCCGGGACACAGAGCGCAGTTAGCACTTTACGGTTTGCGTATCAACGGAATCACAGGAAACTGGGTGACTGAAATGCACGTATCAAACGGAGTACCAACTGTGGGCAAGGCGCTAGTAGCAGGACGAATCAACGGATCAGGTACACCAGCGGCGGCGGCTTGGATCGGAATCGGAATCGGCACTACGGCATTTAATATAGCAGACACAGCACTAGAAACAGAGAGGGATGAGGGTGGAGCATCAAACACCACTCACAAAGCAGCATCGGTCTCATTGGTAACCACAGACACTACAAACGACACAGCACAACTGGTGACTTCTTTCACAATCACAGCAACCCTAGCAGTCACAGAGTCAGGAGCATTCAATGCGACACCAACCGGCACGATCCTATGTAGGCAGACATTCTCCGCGATTAACGTAGTATCAGGCGACACATTGCAAATCACATGGAAGATAGACGTCGATTAGTAACTTAATTTTTTATAAAAAATGTCAAGATATAGAATATATAATGGTGCGATGCCAACGACTGCGAAGTTCGTTGCCGTAACTACTGGTACTGCTATCAAAACCTTGCTTCAATTAAAGGCTTTTAACCAATGTAAAATTGTTGCTTGGGGAATTTCATTTGATGGAAGTGCTGCGGCTACTCCCATACCAGTAGAATTACTGGAAACAGGAACAGTTTTCGCAACAGTGACAACACTCGCTGATGCAGATTGTCACAAGTTAGCTGGAGCAGATCAAGCAGTAGCATCTGTGGCAGGTCTTACAATGGGAACAGCAGCAACAGGATTTACTGCATCTGCTGAGGGTACAATTACAGTTACTCGTTTGTTTGATGCTCAACTCGTAGCTCCAACAAATCAATACATTTACCAATTTCCACTCGGACAAGAACCAGTCTTGGTTATAGGTAACTCTTGCCGTATTCGTACTCATTCAGCCGCAGCAGTAAACGCAGTTTGTTGGATTGAAGTAGAAATCTAAAATGGCAACTCATTATGGCAATAACATTCACAGACCAA